CTGCTCAGCAACGACTGGTCCGTCCTGTGGCTCGACTGCATTGACGGGTGCGACCCTCGGGCCGCCGCACAGCAGGTGATCGCCTTCGTGGAGGCCACCCGCAGCCACCCATCCAGCTGGCGTCAGTACCGGGTGGTTCGGAGTGACGGTCAGCCGTCGACCTGTCCGGGTCTCCAATTCGACCACGCGGCCCTCGTAGGCTGAGCGGATACCAGCGACGACCGACCCCTCCACAGCCGTCCCAGGAACGAAACACTGGTAGTCCCCCCCCGGGTGGTTGCGGTCGCCCTGCGGATTCGTCACCGGCGGGTCGTCCCACTTGAAGATCTTGCCGTCCAGGGCGTGGTGAGACTGCCGCACCCGCTCGTCCTCGGACGTGCTCCACTGGTACGAGTCGAGCCCCAGCTCCGTCTGCCGGTCCTGCGAGATCTGCCCGTTGAGCTTCCCGATCTGGTCGCGGGCGATCAGGTTGGCCCGGGACCTGGTCACCCCGTAGCGGTCCTCGATGTCCCTGCGGAGCTGCCGGGTACTGCTGCCGGTGCGGAGGGCCTTCTGTGCCTTCTCCGCGACCTCGTCCAGGTACTGGGTCTGAATGGACGTGATCAGCGCGGAGTTCTCCCGGGCGAAGGCGGCGTAGCGGGTGGTTCGCTTGGGGTCCGCGAACAGGTCCACCCCGATCACGCTCTCGATGCGGCTGAAGACCTGGCCCGTGGCGAAGCTGTCCGTGGACCTCGCCAGCCCCTCCAGATACTCGTCGGTGACGGCGGGATCCCTCCACTCCCGCTTGACCTGCTCGACCACGGAGACCACGGCGGCGATGTTGCTGGCCACGCTGTCCCGCCTGCGGTACCAGGCCCGGTCGCGCTTGCGCTGGCCCCTGCTGCGGCTGGCGTGGATCTTCTCCGCGTGCCGCTCGTCTACCTCGGTGGAGATGCTCTTGAGCACAGGGGCGAGCTTGGCGTCCAGGTCCTTGTGGATGCGGTCCACGATGGACAGCAGCTTGCGCTGGTAGTCGCGCTCGATGGCCCATGGGTACTGGGTGCGGGGTAGCACCTGCACGTCTCGGCGAGGGCTGACGGGAGGGGGCAGGGAGTCGCGTCGATAGCGGGCAGGGGGCCGGGGCGCGACGGCGGGGGAAGCGCCGGGCATCACGCCACTTCGTCGTCGTCGTCGTCGTCGTCGTCGTCGTCGTCAGACGCGGGCTCCGGGAGTTGGGCGGGCGGCTCCGTGGCTGGTGCGGGCTCCACCAATCCGACCTGGTCCTCGAGGTCGACCCCCTCCAGGGCTTCGGAATCCACGAGCGCTTGGCGAGCCTCCGACGGCTGCAGCACGCCCCACTGGATCAGCACCCCTACCCCCTGGGCGAACTTCAGCAGGTTGTCCGCCTTGGCCTTCTCCGTGGGCTGGTCGAGGGGCAGGAACCGCAGCCCCAGGGGCTCAGGCGGGCTACCCTTGTACGGGCCCTCCTTGGCGCCGAGCACGACGCGGTAGAGCTTCTCGACCTTCTGCCTCAGCACCGCCTCCTGCCACGAGGCCACGGTCATGCGCCAGTCGTCCTTGTGGCTCTCGCCGTCGGTGTTGAGCCCCCCGGGTGCCTCCCCGTAGATGGAGGCCTTGGCCATGCCTGACGACGCGCTGTACCCGCTGGCGGCCTTGTCGTGGAGGTCGGCGAACCCCGTGACGGGGCTGGTGTTGCTCTGCCACTTCTCGCCCGCCCCCAGCACCGTGGCGTTGAGCACGGACCTGGACCCCGCGATCTGCCGCAGGCGTCGAAGCAGGCTGTTCTCCCCGTCGTCGGACGTGGCGAGGTTGGCCAGCCCGTCGATGGTCAGCACGTCGGTCTTGATCTCCTGGGTCAGCACCGCCATCGCCTGATCGGCGCTCGTGATGTTCTGGATCGCCTCCCACGACCGCTCGATCACGCTGTCGTCGTAGCCGTTGTAGCGGGACCGCAGGTGCCTCGGCAGCTTCTGGCCCCCGAAGTACACCAGCCGGGAGCTGTGCACCAGGGCCGTCCCCGTGGGCATCCCCTCGATCGCCCCGTGCACGGTGTCGGGGTTGAGGTACCAGACGTTGACCTCGCCGAAGTCGCCGCTGCGGATGTCGTTGTCCCAGCGGTAGGGCCACGCTTCGTCGGGGCACACCAGGGGGATCAGCGAGAGCACGGCGTTGACGCGGCCGATGTCCAGGGGCGTCTGCAACCACAGACCCTCCTTGTCCGCAAACTCCGCGGGGATGTCCTCGTCGGTCACCATGAGCAGCACGCAGCCGCCGTACACCCTGCCCCACTTGATCGACTCGTTGACGCGGGTGGGCACTCTGAGGCGCTCGTCCTCGGCTTCCAGCCTCAGCTTCTCCTCGTCGTCCTCGGGGTCGAAGGTCCACCCCTTGCGGGTGGCGTCGTCGGGCAGCTTGTCCACCAGCAGCGCCGCGTAGGGGTTGAAGCGGTACAGGGTCTCGAGGTCGGTGGACCACATCCGCTGACGCCAGCGAGCGACGCCGGCCCGGGCCTTGTCGTTGACCGACCCCAGCCCCGTCATGAGGTTCTGGATGGAGTCGGTGCGCTTGGCGTGGTCGAGGCGCTTGGAGTACGCGTCCACCTGCTGCGTGGGCGTCGCCGAGGGTGGTGGTGCCGGTGGTCCACCGTCTCCCCGGGTCACGGACGCCACGGCGCGCACTGTGTCGATGGTGTCTCGGATCATGCCCATGTGCGCGCCTCCAGTGCCCCCTACCCTACTCCAGGAACGAAAGCGCCGCGAGATTTCCCGCGAGCTGCTGCTGTGGTGTGGTCTCTTGCTTCATGCGGTCGCCGTCCCAGTGCATGAACATGATCGACAGGGTGTCGGCATCATCGTTGGGGATGCTGGGGAACCGCTCCACCTGGGCCCGGAAGTCGTGGACCCACGGCGCGTGCTCAGGCAGCGGCAGGTACACCTCGCCGGCCTTGATCGGGGGCACGCCCTGGACCTGGTTGAAGACCTCCTTGCTGCGGTCCGAGCGTCGAGGCACGGTCACCACGCCGGAGAACAACTGCCGCAGGTCGGACGCCAGAGCCGGCCCGTTGGCCTTGTCCTCGATGGCGATGGTCGAGCACGTGGGCCACGCCCACCGCATGCGCTTGACCGCCTCCTTGGCCTCGTGGTGCTCCCACCTCCCCACGATGCGGTCGAGCAGGAAGCGGTCGAACCCAGCCGCCATCCCGTTCTGCTGTCGCCACCGCCTGCCCCAGACCTGCGCGCAGAAGAACGAGCCCTTCTTCGTCTCCTTGACGTTGGGGTCGATGGCCATGCAGACCTCGTCGACCTGCAGCGCCTGGGGCGGGACCTCGTACTGCCTCCACCACGCCGCCTGGTACGTGCCGCCGGAGGGGGGGATAGGGATCATCTCGAGCTGAGCGCTGGCCTGGTCACCGAGCGCCTTTTTCATCGCGGCCACCACGGCGTCGGTATGGCGCTCCGGGTGGAGGCGCTCCCCCCGTTCGGTGCGTGAATCGTCCTCGCTGACTTCTGGGTGGAGCGGGTCGTAGTGCATCGGCAGGCACAGGACCCGCCAACTGCCGTCCTTGATCGCGTGGCCAGCAGGATCGTTGACGTGCAGGCGCTGCATCACGAGCACCTGCTGGGCGTCGCGAGGGTCGTTGACGCGCGTGGAGAGCGCCTGTTCGATGATGGCGTTGGCCTCCCAGCAGCGCCGCTCCACAGCATCGGTGCCGCCGAGGAGAACGGCCTTCACGTCCATGGGGTCGTCGACGATGAGCTTGTCGCCGCGCTTGCCCGTCACCCCCGAGTGCAGCGTGAGGCAGCTGCGGAAGCCCATCGCTGTGTTCTCGTAGTTCCTCTTCTCCTGCTGGTCGATGGCGAAGTCCCAGGGCTTCCTCTCGTTGCGGCGGCAGATCTCGAAGAGGAGAGCCCGGTAGTCGTCGGACTGGAGCACTCTCCTTGTGCGGCGGCTGTCGCGCGTGCTCAGGTCGTCGTTGCCGGTGAAGAACAGGGACCGCGTCTCTGGCACGGAAAGCCACTCGTAGGCTGGCGCCATCACCGAGACCAGCAGGCTCTTGGCGGTCCCTGGCGGGAGGAGGATCAGCAGCTTGCGGTAGTCCGGGTCGCAGAGCATCTGCCGGTGGAGAGCGTGGCACACGACCGACATGTAGGGCGCCCACTCGAGTCGGCGCGGCTCCACGCTTGGCCACATGAGCTTGACGAACGCGGCGAAGGCGCCGTCGCTCTTGTGGTCGAGGGCTTTGCGGGCCCACAGATCGCGCAGTCGTTGGTCGTCACGGCGGATGGATTCCGCCTGTAGCTCCAGCATCCGATCGAGAGGTGAGGACGTCTCAGGCGCTGGTGTGCCCTGGGGGCTCGTGGACACCTATCTGTCCGCCTCGGCTTCCTCCACGCCCGACTCCAGGGACCGGAGCGTGATGACCTTCCCTGACCGCTGAGACTCGAGCAGTTCGATCTCGCGGTCGAGGTCGGCGTCGGGGATCTTCTGGATCGCCGGCGAGACGGTGAGGCCTCCCACTACCTCGACCCGCTGACGGTCCACGAAGAGACCGAGGATGCGGGCCTCCGTCGCCATCATGTTCGCGAGGGAGCTGAACTTCTCCCCGACCCG